GACTTTGATATAATTGCGGAACTATCTACTTTTATTTCTCGTGGAAAATCTTTTGAGGCTGAACAAGGGGCTCATGATGATTTAGTGATGTGTCTAGTTATCTTTTCTTGGATGGCTAATCAAAGATATTTTAAAGAATTGACCGATGTAGATGTAAGAGGTCAAATGTTTACTGAACAACAAAACGCAATAGAGGCTGATATGGCACCTTTTGGTTTTATAGATGACGGATTAAATGATCCTGACGGTAAAAATAACTCATTTTTTGATGACGCAGGCGTATTGTGGCAACCTGTGACTTATCGTAAGGGAGAGTAGTAAAGAAACGGATTATAATAAATATCTACAAAGGGTTATAACTAATACAAATACTTAATATATTAAGGAGAAAAAACTATGGCTTTTCAAGTATCACCAGGTGTTTTGGTAACTGAAAAGGACTTAACGAATATCGTACCAGCTGTGTCAACAACTTCTGGCGGTATCGTGATTACAGCAGAAAAAGGACCAGTAGATGAGATTACTACTATTTCATCTGAGAACGAATTAGTTGATATATTTGGAAAACCAAATGCAAATAACTTTGAGGAATTTTTCACAGCTGCAAACTTTTTAGGATACGGAAATAATCTGAAGGTAGTAAGACCAATTACAGGCATGGTAAATGCTGTGTCAACTGGTACTGCTGTCTTAATTAAAAATACGGCTGACTATTTGGATACTTATCTTACAGACTCAGGTGCTGGATCAGTAACAAATATAGGACCATGGGCTGCAAGAGAACCAGGAACATTAGGAAACAGTTTAAAAGTTTCTTTGTGTCCTAACTCAACTGCTTTCGGCCCTCACTCACAAAGTGGAACTTTAGTAAATGATAGTGCTGCTGCTATCGGAGATACAACAATCACTATGGATGATGGATCTCTATTTCAAGTGGGCGACATTTTAGAGTTTGGAGATACAAGTAATGTACCTTCAACTGATGGTGCACCTTCTGGATTTTTCTATAAGGTAACATCAATCTCAACTCACACTTTAACAATCGCAAGATTTAACCCTGCAACTGGTCAAACAGAAACAGGTGGATTAAGACACGCTGTTGTTGATAACGCTAAAGTTTTAAGACATTGGGAGTATTACTTTAACTTTTCAACTCCACCAACAACAACAGATGATGTATCTGCTGCTGGTGGTTCTAATGACGAAATGCATATCGCAGTAATAGATGAAGATGGTACAATCACAGGAACTGCTGGAACAATCCTAGAAACTTTCGAAGGTGTTTCACAGGCTCATGATGCTAAAGATTCTTCTGGTAATTCAAACTATTATCCAGATGTAATTTATAGAGAAAGTAAATATATCTATTGGATAGATCACATCTCTACTTTATCAGATGGTGTAACTAAATTTGGTACAACTTTTGATAATACAGTTGGTGATGCATTTGTAGTATCTTCTACTTCACTTTCTGGTGGAACAGATGACTATGTTGCAACAAACGCTGAGATCGCTACTGCATATGAAAAATTTAATGACGCTGATAATGTTGATTTAAGTTTACTATTATGTGGACCTTCTCAAACAGGTGCTGATGCAACTGGAGACACAAAAGCAACTGCTGTTATGGATATCGCAACAGCAAGAAAAGATTGTGTTGCCTTCATATCACCTGCAAGAGCAGATGTAGTTGGTGTTGCAAACGCTGTCACACAAACTCAAAACGTAGTATCTTTTGCTGATGGTTTACCATCAACAAGTTACGCTGTTATTGATAGTGGTTACAAATACATGTATGACAAATACAATGATGTTTACAGATTTGTACCATTAAATGGTGACATTGCTGGTCTATGTGCTAGAACAGATAATATTGCTGATTCACATTTCTCACCTGCTGGTTACACTAGAGGACAAATTAGAGGTGCAGTAAAACTTGCTTTTAATCCAAATCAAGCTCAAAGAGACGAGTTATACAAAGCAAGAATTAATCCAGTAGTAGCATTTCCTGGTCAAGGAACTGTTCTATTTGGTGACAAAACTGCTTCATCTAAACCTAGTGCTTTTGACAGAATAAATGTTAGAAGATTGTTTATCACTTTAGAGAAGGCAATTGCTATCGCAGCTAAATTTCAACTCTTTGAATTTAATGATGAGTTCACAAGAGCACAATTTAGAAACTTGATAGAGCCTTTCCTAAGAGATGTACAAGGTAGAAGAGGTCTTACTGATTTTTCAGTAGTATGTGATGACACTAACAATACTGGAGACGTTATTGATAGAAACGAATTTAGAGCTGACATATTTGTCAAACCTAGTCGTTCTATTAACTTCATACAACTTAACTTTGTGGCTACAAGATCAGGCGTTGCCTTTTCTGAAGTCGCTGGCGCTTAATAGGGAGGAATAAAATCATGCCAAATATTAATGAATTTAAATCTCGTTTAAGAGGCGGCGGAGCTCGTGCTAATCAGTTCAAGGTAACTTTACCTTTTCCTGGTTACGCTGCTGTAGGTGGTGAAACATCTGATCTTGCTTTCTTATGTAAAGCAACTGCTATACCTGGACAAACAGTAGGTAATGTACCTATTGATTTTAGAGGCAGAAAACTTAATATCGCTGGGGATCGAACTTTCGAACCTTGGACAATTACGGTATTAAACGATACTGACTTTAAATTGTACAGAGCATTTGAAAGATGGATGAATGGTATAAACAACATGACTGACAACGAAGGTATCGCAAATCCTGCTGATTATCAAGTTGATGGTTTCGTTGACCATTTAGATAGAAATGGTAATACTCTAAAGTCATACACTTACAGAGGACTGTTCCCAATCGCCTTAGATAATATTGCTTTGAATTACGGAACTAATGACACTATCGAAGAATTTGGTGTTACATTCCAATTCCAATATTTTGAAACAGATACGACTACATAAAAATAAGTTAATTCAAAAAGGAAGATTATAATATGGTACAACTACTTGGATTTGAAATAACAAGAAAAAATGATACTCTGGAGAAGCCAGCAGAAGCCAAACAGGCTTTTACTATACCTTCTCCAGATGACGGTGTAACAACTATATCTGCTGGCGGTTACTTTGGCCAATACTTGGATATGGAAGTCACAGCTAAGAATGACTCTGAGCTGATTAGAAGATATAGAGAAGTTGCTCAGCATCCAGAATGTGATATGGCTATTGAAGATATAATAAATGAGGTTATTGTATCTAATGAAAAAGACGTTTCCGTTTCATTGTCTTTAGACAAACTTGGTGTTTCAGATAAAATTAAAGAAAAGATTAGAGATGAGTTTGACGAAGTAATGCGTTTGTTAAACTTTGAAGAAAAAGGACATGACATATTTAAAAGATTTTATGTTGATGGCCGTATCTATTTTCATAAGGTAATAGATCCGACTAGTCCTAGAAAAGGTCTTACAGAATTAAGATATATTGATCCACGAAAAATGAAAAAGGTTCGTGAGATTAAAAAGAAAAGAGATGTCAAAAGTAAAGGCATTGAAGTTGTTGAACAAACAGCAGAGTGGTTTATATACAATGAAAAAGGAATACAAGCTGGTAATTCTAATGCTGGTGTTAAAATCGCAACTGACTCAATAACTTTTGTAACATCTGGTGTCATTGACCAAAATAGAAATATGGTCATGGGTCACTTGCACAAAGCAATTAAACCTGTCAATCAGTTAAGAATGATTGAAGACGCTGTTGTTATTTACAGAATAGTAAGAGCACCTGAAAGACGAGTGTTCTATGTTGATGTAGGTAACTTGCCAAAAATAAAAGCTGAGTCTTATTTAAGAGACGTAATGGCAAGATACAGAAACAAACTTGTTTATGATGCTTCAACTGGTGAAATTAGAGATGACAGAAAACATATGTCAATGCTTGAGGACTTTTGGTTACCTCGTAGAGAGGGTGCAAAAGGAACTGAAGTAACTACTTTACCAGGTGGACAAAATCTTGGTGAAATTACAGACGTTCAATACTTTCAAAAGAAATTATACAAAGCGTTGAATGTGCCGATTTCAAGATTAGAATCAGAATCTGGTTTCAATCTTGGTAAAGCTGCTGAAATTACAAGAGATGAATTAAAGTTTACTAAGTTTGTTCAAAGATTAAGAAAAAGATTTACTCAACTCTTTGCTGATATACTTAAAACACAATTAGTTTTAAAAGGTATCATAACTATTGAAGATTGGGCAAAAATAGGCGCACATATTCAATATGATTATTTAAAAGATGGATATTTTGCTGAGTTAAAAGAGGCAGAAATTTTAAGAGAAAGATTAAGTCTTGCTCAAGAAGTAAGTCCATATGTAGGAAAATACTACTCAGTTGACTACATAAGAAAAAAAGTATTGAGACAAAGTGATGACGATATAATTGAAATTGATAATCAAATTGCGAAAGAAATAAAACAAGGTATTATTGCGGCTCCCGAAGGTCAAGATATGGATACAGAAGCCCAAGATACTGGTATAAATATAGGAGATGAATAATTATGGCAAATGAAAATGTAAAAAATATGATTGACTCACTTACAAGTGGGGACAATGTAGCGGCTCAAGACTCATTTAAAAATGCGTTGTCTGATAAAATAGGACAAGCACTTGATGATAAAAGACAATCAGTTGCTACTGACTGGTTAAACGCAGGTAACGAATTAGAAGCAACACAAGACGCTGCTCAATTGAGTGGTAATAATGCTGAAGTAGAAACACCTGCACCTGTTGAAGTAGATCAAGGCGAGGAAGAAAATGCAGATGATGTTTCAGCAGTTCAAGACTAAACTGGCTGAACAAAAAGTTGACAGTCCTAAAGAAACTGCTCAATTTAAAAAATTATCGCCAGCTGAAAAGATGGCAGTAAAAGATATCTATATTATGATAGGTAAAACTAAAGGTGATATAATTAGTAAGATTGATGGTATAATAAAACAGGTGGCGAGAAAAAGAAATGTTAAAGTGTCAAGTATAGAAGATTATATTGACAATGAAATATTAAGTTAAAGGAAATAAAAAATGGCTATTGCAACAAGAACATTAAAAGATACAGTTGTCGGTGCTGCTGGTGATGGTGGTAAAGTTACTATTCTAGTAAACATGGATGATAACACTACTGCTAACTCAAATATATTAGACGCAAGTGGATTATCTGGTCATGCTAATGGAGCAAAATTAGATATCACTAAAATATGGTGGGGATTAGTACAAGGTACTGCTGATGATAATACAGGTCATGTACAGATACAATTTAAAGGTGCTTCAGCTGATACTATCGCAATTCAACTTGCTGGTACAGGACACTATGATGGCACTGCTGGTAGAATTACTAACAACGCAACGAACACAACAGCGACTTCAGGAGATTTAGAGTTAACCGCTCTTGGTACTTCTGGATTTGTTCTTATCGAATTAAGAAAAGACTCAGCGTTTTCGAGTTAATTATTATGGCGATAACTAATACTAAGGTAGTGGACTCTACTGAAAAGTACATTGTTCAGTCAAAGGGTATTGGTGGTGAAGAAGATCAAATCGTGGTTGATGCTGAAGAACTTGAAAGTGGTAATAACGAAAGTAAAGTAAGTTTAATAGAATGTTATTATCAGATAAAAGGCACTGGCACACTAACAATTAGTGCTGTAAGTGAAACAAATAATTTGACTTTTACTGGTCGTGGTAAATATGGATTAAGACCTGACCAGTTAAAGTTTGGTGACGATAAACAAATATTATTAACAACTGACTCAAATGTAGATAGTTATTTGTTGATAACTGAATTTAGGAGAAATAATTAATGGCTGATGTAGTAACAAGTCAAACGATAGTAGATACAGCTGGAACAAAAACAGTTATGAAATTTACTAACATATCTGACGGATCAGGTGAAACACTAGTTACAAAAATGGATGCTAGTGCTCTTAACTTTATGACAGAGGATGCAAATAGAGTCCTTGCGAAAATATATTGGTCAGTAAATACTACGAATGGTAAATCAGGAGTAGAATTATTATTTGCTGGCAGTGGCGATAATGCTGCTAATGCAACGATAGGATTTTTTTCTGGTCGTGGTTTTCACGATTACCATACTGCAGGAAATAGTATACCTAACAATGCAACACTAACAGCAAACACATCGCCTGCAGGTGACATATTGTTATCAACAAAAGGTTTTGTTGCTGGCGATAACTATACATTAATTTTAGAGATAAGATAAAATAAAAGGTGGAGAGATGAAACTTATTACAGAAACAATAGAAAACATTGAAGTCTTAACCGAAGAAAGAAACGGGAAAAAAGACTACAAGATAAAAGGTATCTTTATGCAAGCGGATATTAAAAACCGTAATGGTAGAATCTATCCAGTAGGCACACTTGCAAAAGAAGTTAAAAGATATAACGAACAATTTATAAACAAGAAACGAGCTTTTGGTGAACTAGGACATCCAGACGGACCAACAGTAAACCTAGAAAGAGTTTCACATATGATTACTAGTCTAAAACCAGAAGGTAAAAACTTTATAGGTGAGGCTAAGATAATGGATACACCATACGGTAAAATTGTCAAGAATTTAATTGACGAAGGTGCTCAATTAGGCGTATCATCAAGAGGTATGGGATCTCTACAATCAGGATCGCAAGGTAATGTTGTAGGTAAAGATTTCTATTTGGCTACTGCGGCTGATATAGTTGCAGACCCATCAGCTCCAGACGCTTTCGTAGAAGGAATTATGGAAGGTAAAGAGTGGGTATGGGACAACGGCGTACTGAAAAGTATGGAAGTTGAAAGATATAAAGAAGAAATAGAGAAAACTAAACGTGCCGAATTGGCAGAAAAGAAAGCCTCTATTTTTAAAGACTTTCTGACAAAAATCTAAACACACGCAACTTACATAAGCTGCGTAGGTTTTGAGATGACAGGATGTATAAATAATATTAACAATTAAATTAATTAATTAATTAAATTATCAAGGAGAGACCTAATGTCTGACACAGAAAAACAAGTAGAGAAAGTGGAAGAGCAAAAGAACGTAGTAACGGCTAATGCTGCTCCATCTGAACCTACTAAACTTAAAAATGACGCAGAGGATCTTGGTCCAGCAGTTGTAAAACCAACTGACAATACACCAGACAATGCGAAAAAAGTTAAGAAAGTATCAGATCAGGTCAACAAAGACGCTAACGATGGTTCTTTACCAAACGATCAAAAACCTTCATCTATGAAAAAAGAAGAAACGGAAGAAGTCGAAGAAATGGCAAACATGAACGCTATGAAAATGAAGAAAATGAATGCTATGAAAAAGATGGAAGACGATTCTGAAAAAGAAGATGATAAAAAAGAAATGATGATGAAAGATAAAATGAAAAAAGAATCAGCGGAAGAAGTAGAAATTGACCTATCCGATGATGTTAAAGCACTAGTTTCATCTGACGCTGATCTATCTGAAGAATTTAAAGATAAAGCAGCTACTATTTTTGAAACTGCTGTTAAGACAAGAATTAAGGAACAAACAAAAATCCTTGAGGCACAGTACGAAGAAAAACTTGAGTCTGAAAAAGAAACAATAAAAGAAGCTATGACTGAAAAAGTAGATTCATACCTAAACTATGTTGTTGAAGAATGGATGAAAGAAAATGAATTAGCGGTTGAAAGAGGAATTAGAACTGAGATCGCTGAAGACTTTATAACTGGTCTTAAAGGCTTATTCAAAGAACACTACATTGATGTTCCTGAAGAAAAATATAATGTACTTGATGACTTAACAAATCAGAATAAAAAACTTGAAGATAAACTTAACGAACAAATCGAGAAAAATGTTGAGTTAAGTAAAAAAGTTTCTGACGCTGACAGACACACAATCGTTGCTGAAATTTCTGACGATTTGGCTGATACAGAAAAAGAAAAATTTACTTCAATGGCTGAGAATGTTGAGTACGATAGTGCTGATAAATTTAGAGAGAAATTAGAAACTATTAAAGAATCTTATTTCCCTAAAAAGAAAATAGTAGAAAGCGCATCTAAAGATGCTGTTGATACTGTTGCGGCTAACGCTCCTATTGAGAGCAATACCGATGCTATGGCTGCATACACAGCCGCTATAACTAAAAACCTTAAATCTGTAAAGATTTAATAAATTAATATAAGAAACGGAGAGATAAAATGTATCTTACTGAAAACTTACAAGAAAAATGGCAGCCAGTATTGGAGCATCCTGATTTACCAAAAATTGAAGATGCGTACAAAAGAGCTGTAACAACAGTTATTCTTGAAAACCAAGAAAAAGCTGTTAGAGAAGATAGAAGCTTTATGTCTGAGGCTGCACCTGCTAACGCAATGGGTGCTTCTTCATCTACTGCTTCTGACGGATCTATCGACACATGGGATCCTGTTTTAATATCACTAGTTAGAAGAGCAATGCCTAACTTAATCGCATACGATATTTGCGGTGTTCAACCAATGACTGGTCCAACTGGTCTTATCTTCGCTATGAAGTCAAGATTCGGATCACAAGCTGGTGCTGAGGCATTATTTAACGAAGCTGATTCAGACTTTTCTGCTGAAGACGCTGCTTCTGACACAGGTTCTCCAGACTCTCACTCTGGTACTAACCCTGCTGTTCTTAACGATTCACCTGCTGGAACTTACACAACTGGTTCTGGAATGTCAACTGCTAACGCAGAAAAACTAGGTGATGGATCTGATGAGTTTGCTGAAATGGCTTTCTCAATCGATAAAGTAACGGTTACTGCTAAATCGAGAGCTCTTAAAGCTGAATACACTATGGAACTTGCTCAAGACTTAAAAGCAATCCATGGTTTAGATGCTGAGACTGAACTTGCTAACATCCTTTCATCTGAGATCCTTGCGGAAATCAATAGAGAAGTTGTTAGAACAATATACACTACTGCAAAAGCTGGTGCTCAAGTAAATACTACAACTGCTGGTATTTTTGATCTTGACACAGACTCAAACGGAAGATGGTCAGTTGAGAAATTCAAAGGATTAATGTTCCAATTAGAGAGAGACGCTAATGCAATTGGTCAACTAACAAGAAGAGGAAAAGGTAATATGATTATCTGTTCAGCTGATGTTGCTTCTGCACTTCAAATGTCAGGTGTATTAGATTACGCTCCTGCTCTTGCAACTAACTTAAATGTAGATGACACTGGAAATACTTTCGCTGGTGTTCTTAACGGTAAGTTTAAAGTATATGTAGATCCATATGCTGCTAACATTGCTGCTAAACAATTCTACGTTGTAGGTTACAAAGGAACTTCACCATACGACTCTGGACTATTCTATTGTCCTTACGTACCACTACAAATGGTAAGAGCAGTTGGTCAAGATAGTTTCCAACCAAAAATCGGTTTCAAAACTAGATATGGTATGGTTGCTAATCCTTTCGCAACAACAAATGGTACTGGTGCAATTGATTTAACATCACCTGCAGCTGGTGACCAAAACGTATATTACAGACGTGTTCAAGTTACAAACATTATGTAATATTGGTTGACAAAACTAATACGAAAAAGGGGGGATTTATTCCCCCTTTTTTTTAGCCTAAAATTCATTATAAATAGTAGTATGACAGAAACAAATATTATCAACAGACAACCCTCTAAATTAGACTATGCAAGTCCTGTTCAGTTTAGGTTTAAGATGACTAAGATTCCTAAGGTAGAGTTTTTTGTACAGACAGCAAACATACCTGGTATTAGTTTAGGTACAGCAACTGTGCCTACACCTTTGTATGATTATCCTGTGCCTGGCGATACAATAAATTATCAGACTTTAGAGTTATCATTTCTTGTTGATGAAAATTTAAACAACTATAAAGAATTACATGACTGGATAAGTGGTCTAGGATTTCCTAAAAATCACTCTCAGTTTGCTGATTTACAAGCTTCAAGTGCTGATAGATTTCCTGGTTCGACTGCAAGTTCAGTCGCAACAGGATCAAAAAGAACACCAGCACCACTTGCTGAAGGCGGTACTTATTCAGACGCCACACTAACAGTTTTAAATAGTAAGAATATTGCAAAGACAGAAATAAGATTTTCAAATGTTTATCCTATATCTTTAGGATCATTGTCTTATAATGTTCAGGCAAGTGACGTAGATTACTTACAGGTATCTGCTAGTTTTAATTATTTGAATTATGATATTGTACAGATATCGACTACATAAAAAATATAGGATGATTATTGATGAAGACTTTAAGATGGATCGACAAAGCCGTATGTCTCGGCAATGGTAAATCACGACAAGGATTAAACTTAGAAAAGATGAAGGATTATGCAACCGTAATAGGTTGTAACGCCATTTATCGTGATTTTCAATGTGATATATTAGTAGCACTGGATTCAAGGATGAGTCACGAGGTATATCGATCAGGATATGCTCATAAGGCTATATGTTATCTAGGATATTGGACACCTGTGCCTAATGTTGTTGCTGACTCTATGTTAGCAGACAAATGGTATGGTAAAGGTCAGATAGATAATGAGCCAAATGGTTGTAATGAAGTTGTATATCATGGGGCAGATGGTGTGTTCACACTTATGAAAGGTAAAAATCTTGGTATAACTTATGTAACAGGTGTAAAACCTGGTGATAAAGTTACCGATATTGATCCAAGTGTAGATGGCTTTGCATATGCAACAGGTAGTAGATCGGTTCATCTTGCCTGTGAATTAAATGCCAAAGAGGTATTTCTTGTAGGGCATGATTTATATTCAGATGATGATAAAGTAAATAATATATATGCAGGCACTCAAAGTTATGCAAAGAAAGAAGATTTAGCAGCCAATCCTGATAATCCAAAAGAAATGTATAATTGGATTATGCAACATAAAAATACCTTTGATAAATTTAAAGATATACAATTCTATAAGGTTAATAAGGGGAAGCAAAAAACCGCTTCCACTATAAACGAATGGAGTTCATGTGAAAACCTAAAATATATATCTGTTAAAGAAATGGAACAAAAGCTTTACAATTAACCGAAAAGGTGATATAATAACATTATGACATTAGAAGAATTACAAGAGTCCGTAAATAAAGACTTTAAACTAGATGATACTGAATTAGATAGAGAGTCGGTAAACATACCTCTATTACATAACAAATACTTAATACACTTTAATAAATTTAATTTACTATTAAAGAAAGCAGATCAAGAGCATAAGTCTCTTACAAAAGATAAATGGGAATATTATACAGGTAAAGCAGACCCTAGTGTGTATCAAGCAAAACCATTTGACATAAAAGTTTTAAAAGCAGATGTTCACATCTATATGGATTCTGATCCTGAATTACAAAAAGCAGATCAAAAGGTAGCGTATCTAAATCAAATAGTAAAATATCTTGAACAAGTTTTAAGAGGTGTAAACAATAGGACTTTCTTAATTAAAAATGCTATTGAATGGAAGAAGTTCACTAGTGGTGCAATATAATGGATCATCAAAAAGTATTTTCAACAAACATATTTGTAAAAGATGATTATCTAGCACCTCAAAGATTACCTGCTATGCAGGAAGAAATTTATACATTATATAAACAAAGAGAACAAAATAACAACTGGCAAACAAATGCTGATTTACATAAAAAAGAACCATTTAAATGGTTTGCTACAGACATAGGTAAAACTGCTTTTGATATAATTGATAAACTAGATTATAATGTAGAAGAAATAGAAATAACTGGCATGTGGGGTAATATATTAAAGCCTGGTGAAACACACGCACCACATACACACTCTAATAATTTTTTAAGTGGAGTATTTTATTTAGAATCAGACGCTAAAACTGGTATTACTTTTGTAGACCCAAGACCAGCAGCAGATGTACTTGTACCAAGAAAGAAAAAAAAGACTAACGAAAATTCAAACTTACTATCCTATATTTCAAAACAAAACAGATTAATAATATTTCCTTCGTGGTTAGTTCATTGGGTCCCAATAAACAATTCTAAAAGAGATCGTATAAGTATTTCTTTTAATGTACAGATAAGAGGACAAGTAGGTGAACACCACGAATATCAATCCGCAAAATACTAATCTTTTAATCATAGAAAAAAGAAACGAAGTTTACATTACAATAGAATGTGAACCAGATGTACAAAGAGAGATATCTGAATTTTTTACTTTCTATGTGCCAGGTTATAAGTTTATGCCAGCATTTAGAAATAGAATGTGGGATGGTAAGATAAGATTATTTTCACAAAAAACAAAAGAGATATACTTTGGTTTATATCCATATGTAAAAGCGTTTGCTGAAGAAAGAGGATATACTATTGTTTGTGGTAAAGACGTAGAGATTAACAATAAGGTAGACAAAGATACAGTAAAACATTTCTGTAATAGTCTAGGTCAAAAGTTTGAGGCAAGAGATTATCAAATAG